TATCTTGTCTTTTTCTGCGTAATCCTTCAATTCCGTTTGGATCGCCCATATATTTTGTTTTAACATAATCTTCTAATTGGCGACCCATTTTATGGCTTGACTTCATGATTAGCTTTTGAAATGTTGTTCCAAAACCCATATTATATTACTCCCGTATTCAACAGCACATCGGAAAATAATGCTAATCCCATTATTAATCCGGCTACTGTTGCTATTATAATGTCTTTTAATTTCATTTGATCCATCTCCTAGTTATGAGATCGATCGCTACTCCGGCTAATGCCGTAAATCCCAAAACGATACTTTCTGTGTCGCCAACAGCAACACCGGCGCCGGCAAGCGACGATCCGAGTATCGTACCAAATCTAGTGATTACTGGTTTTAGGATTTGTTGAATTAGTAGTAATTGCAATTTTTACTCCTTCTTTTTTAGAAGGGGCAAAAGTCCAAATGGCCGATAATATATATTATGATCAATTTGAGACTCTTGTGTCACCCCATACGTATTTCTAGACATTTAAAATATGATTTGTAAAGTCTTTTTTTTATTTTTTTGTCTTTTTTTGACATTATTTGCACCAAGGCACAAATTTTTTAGACCCTGACCCCCCTTTAGGGGTGTTATCTTTGGGTCTGTCCTTACACCTTATCCGCAGATCTCTGACCAACCATGTTTGTTTTGGGGATTTTTTCCGCTTCGCTAGATCCCGTTCGGGAGGTGGTGCGGCTGTTCGCTCCCGTCTTTCAACGGGTGGACTATATATTTCTATTCCTCGTCCAATTCCGCGTACAGTACTTCGGCGTGTGTTCGCCGACGTTTGATTTGTTGTCCTTGTTTTATTGTTTTTATTACTTCTGGTCTTTCTTCGTGCCATTCATCCGTCTCCGTATAAATTTGAATTCCTGTTCTGTTTTTGTTTTCCCAATATATTATTGGTATACCGTCGTATTCTGCTTCCACCATAATATCGTCTTTAAATATTCCATCACCTTGGATTTCATCCCATGGTTCTACATATTTAACTGGTTTATAATGTAAGCGTTCGTACATTTCTTCGTCTGTGTACTCTATGTCCGTTATATCGTCGTAATAGTCGTTAACTATTTCTGATAACGGTTCATGTTCATATTTTTGTTCCCATTCATTAATGAACGTTTCCATAAAATTTTCTCTTGTTTTGCCTTGCATCATAAATCCTTTTTCTCGGTTTTTATAATCCCTGACGTCTCCAAACTTATAGAAATAAGTTTGTGGGACGAGGGCTTGTTCAACGTGTTGCTTCGCTAACTGTTGAAAAAACTCGTGTCCTAATGGTGGTTTTTTGCTCATAGCCAGGTGGCTATCGCTTTGCCTGGATGTCTGATCTTTCAGTACATATTTCAGGCAATATTCAAAACCTTTCCAATCTGGCTCTTGAAAATATGCAAACCCATGTTTCCAATATTTCCAATCTACCCTTTTGTTTGACGTCACTTCTGGCCAATTATCCTGAAAGAATAATATTATATGCCAATGTGAGCGTCCTTTTGCACTTCCGTATTCTCCAGTGACTATGTAACGTACTTTATAATTTTTACGCAGTCTTTTGAGAAAATCCTGAACGTCTTTATAAATTAACGTTACTGCATTAACGCCTTCGCCACCTCCATACGTTAATGTTACTGCGTAAGTTTTCTTTGCAAACTTACTTTCGGCAATGCATCTTCCAACGTAATCGTTAACTCTACGTTTGCGGCATTGCCAGCATTCGCGACACCCCACTTCTGTCCCATCATCTAATTTTGTTGGTGCTATACACACTTTTCTATACTTTGTTTTAGTTGCTCATATTGTTTTTGTAAGCGTTTGTACTTTTCTGTTAAAATTTCCAATTTATACGCGTTACCTGTTGGACTTCTTTGTGCCAACTTCCAATATTCCCGACACTCTGGGCATGCTTTATACCCATCTTTTTCTTTCTGCTTTAAGCAATTATTACAATTTTCCATGATTTGACCTCAGTTTGGTGTCACAAAATGCATAGTCTTAACGAGAGTGAGTCTATTGCCGGCAAACGGAACTCCAATATATGGAGTTTCCGTTCCGTTTGCCTTATGTAAGTTATTCAACTTACTTTTCAAAATGGTTCTTTTACTTTGGTTTGCCATTCGTCAATTTCCCAATGTGCGGGATCGTAGAAATTCCATTCTCCGCCCCAGTCTAATTTTATATTGCGTTTACGCGCAATTTCTTTGCCGATTGCACCAATGCAATCCCATTCTTTTTTGCTTAAATTCCATGCTCTTGTGGCATGAATTATATCCACCGCCATTCCATATTGGTGTGCGCCAAATCCGGCAGATGCTTTGCTTCTGCCTTTGTCATATAACTCTTGTTGTCGTTCTGCAGTGCGTACAAATTCAAACGCTCGGATTGGTATATTCCTACGCTTCATTGCTTTGGAAAATGCTTTCCAAAACTCGACTATATCAGGGTGTACCCCTCTATAGTCGTTTTCTGTTTGCTGAATTTTAACCCAGAGTGATTTCGATGCGTTTGGCTCTGCTAACGATCGTGCCGCTTCTACGTGCGTTCTATGCACCAGCTCATCGCGGTGCCAGAACTGGATACGGTCAATAAACCGTATCCAGCGTAGAAACTTACTCGGGGGTTTCTCCTGCATCTTCTGCTTCTGCCTCTTCAGCTTCTATTATTGCCTCATCGGCTTGTACTGCTTTTATTTTTGCAACTTCAGCTCTTAAAACGGCTCTTTCGGCCTCAAGCTGTGCGTTGCGTTGCGTTTCATTGTGTTTCATAAATGCCATCATACGATCAAACTCAGTTGAGTTATTTACGCGTGGCTCTATCGATGTAAAACTTGGATTATCAGTATTTTCAACTGCTTGATCCAAGTCTGGTATATTTACAAATATATCAGCTGATTTCTCAGCTTTTATTTGCACATATGTTGTTGCAGGAGCTGTGTATTGAATTTCGGTTTTTCCGTTTGATGTTCCCACCAATACGGCGTCAGACATTTTTTGATTATCTGCGACCCAAATTTCAATATTTGAATTAGCTGTAATTTCAAACTTTACGTGTCTTGGTTTGCTTGATGCAAACTCAATCACTTGTCCTGCTTTTGTAACTGTCCACTTATTTACATTGCCGTGTTTTATTCTATTCATTTTCTATTTTCCTTTTTAAAATGAGCAGGGGAGGGGAGGACTCCCCTGCTTTTTATCACTTCTCGATACGTGAGGAATCAACTTGAGAAGTAATTGTGTCATAATCGCTTGTTGCGTCAGTTTCTTGTAGTCCTGCACCGAATACGGTATTTCCTACAATTTGCATGTCAGATAGACATGTGATTTCAAAACTGTCGCTTACCTGATCAGAAAATACTTTCTTGTGCAAACCAGAACATAAATAAAAGTCTTCATTTAATGTTGGATTTGTACTTTCAGCTGTCCATATTTTTGCGCGATCTTCGTCAAATGCGTCATTTGCAGGTCTGTAGTACTTCCCGCCGACGTTCACGGCGTCTCTAACCCATTGATGGTTAAGTGGCGCATAACCAAATGTTCCATCTGGTGTTACGTGATTAACGTCAGCGTGATCATTTTTAACAACTGCCACTTTTTCTGGATCTAATACATCAGACAAATAATTAGGTAACGTATCTGGATCTGTAGTGTATAAGAAATAATCTTTCTTACGTTCCCATAATTGTTCTGGCACAATTTCTGCTGTTATCATTATAACACCGCCTGTATTCATTGCAGGTGTTCTAAATGACATATCAATTGTAGCCATACCATTTGTTGCTGACTTATCCAAGTTTGCGCCATCTGTTGCATAACGTTGATTAAATCCTATCATTGCACGTTGACGACCCAATAAAATTGGTTGTTTTAATGCTAATTCAGGGACTCTAATTCCCTCCATAAGAGTGTTTATTATAAATTCGTCCTCAATTCCATCGTACTTTGCTCTTATTTTAGCAAATGCCGCTGTTTTACGTGCTTGCTCAATATCAGCTAATGACATTGTAGCATTACCGCCGGTTTGCAATTCTGCAAATATTTCATCAAATAAATAATAATCGCCATCGTCAACTATTGTTGATCCAAGTTGTTCAGGTGAATATCCAAGTGATCCAGTAAATGTATCATTGTTTGATGCAATTTTTGAACCTGTTGTTCTTGATGATTTAATTGGTGCTTGAAATGTCAATCCGGCAAGTGTTACTTGCCCGTCAATTAAATTCTGATCATAATCAGGTACAATATTTTGCATTCCGTTATTAATCCAAAACGCATCAGCCAAACTATGATCATATGCATCTCTTAATGGTAACGATTTTGAGCGTGCTTTGCGTCTATGATTAACAATTGCATTATATGCTTCAACAACTGTTGTATTTAATTCTGTAGCTTGTGTATGAATACCCATTGTTTGATAAAATACATCAGATGAATGAAACGCTGTACTTGTATCCATTGTTGAAGCATTAGAAGTTGTTGATGTATAACTTGCTGTTGGATTTTTATATTTATTACTTTCAAAAAATGGTATTATACTTCCTGCAGCTCCATTTTCTTTTTTATATGAACGGTTTAATTCGTCCATTGAACCGTTAAAACGGTCAAATGCAAGCATTGGTACGAAATGTGCGTACAAAGTGCACCCGACTCCATTCATGAGGAGCTCGGAAGTTTCTTGCATCTCAAAATTTACTCTAACTTTACCACTTCGAACTCCGTCTTCGCGGTGTAACCATTCATACTTCAGTGGCAGGATTTTACCTGCATCACCCGATGTTAACACTCGGCCTTTTGCACTACGTACAGATTTCTGTACTGCAATAGGTGAATTTGGTATCATTTCAGTCATTCTCATTTGCGTTTTCTCCTTGCAATGATTTTAGTTATAATTTTTCGTATTTTTTTACACTTGGTGCACATTATTGTGTAGCCAATGCACCGTGATTTCCACGGTTTGTTTTTCTTGGATGTGGTTTGTTTTTATATTTTGATTTATTTAGTGTTTTTAAAGTATCACTATATAAATTATTATCAGGTATTGTTGTTTTTATTATATTTCCTGATCTATCACCTACGCCTAATTTATATTGGCGTCTTTTGTGTTTCTCAATTGCTTTTTTTATTGCGGCTTTTTGCTGAGTTACATCTACAATATCTGCACCTAATCTTATTACTCCAAAAACAATTTGAGCCAAATCACCATACTGTTCTTCTAAATCTTCAGCACGTATTTTCTTAATTTGATCAAAAGATAATTCAAAAATATTAGTACCAATTTCTATTTCTGTATCAGTACCATCTTCTTTTTTAAAATACCTTTTTGTCCCATCTACTTTATGTTCTGGATCTAAAAAACCTTCTAAATCTCTATAAGGATTAAGTGGTTCTTTTATTTCATCACTAGCAGGTAACTTGTCATATTGACGTTGTTTAATTCTATCAAATGTATTGAAAAATGTGTCTGAACTTAAACGTCCCATTGGGATTTCATTTTTATAAAACCCTTGTCCACCTGTTGCTCGTAATACTGTTAATGGATTAAATCCATTTGCGACTGCTTCGCGTCGTAATTTACCAAGATCTGTTCCATTATCTTGTCTTTTTCTGCGTAATCCTTCAATTCCGTTTGGATCGCCCATATATTTTGTTTTAACATAATCTTCTAATTGGCGACCCATTTTATGGCTTGACTTCATGATTAGCTTTTGAAATGTTGCTCCAAAACCCATATTATATTACTCCCGT